CTACCGAACGTCTACCGTACATAGATGCTAGATCGTGTGGGGTACCGTAAGTTACTCCGGACTTAGCAGGATCGTTTCCTTCTGCTTCGATTTGTGCGATTCTAAATGATCTCTTAGTATCTTCTCTTACTAGATCTCTTTCTTCCATGTACTGATCTTCAGACATATCAAATATATTCTCATATATATAATCTGATGAGAACATTTTAGTATCTTTCATTTGAGCAGCTAAATCTACTTTTTCTTTCAATAAGGCGACTTTTTCTTGATCAAATATAATAGATGCCGTAGAAAGCTTAATTTCAAAGTTAGTTAGACTCTCGCCGGTAAATCCTTGTGTGTATAAATGTACTAGAGCAATTTTAGTTAGCTCTGATTCCATTATTTTTTGTATTCTTTCTACTGTTCTTGCAAATCTAATATCTTCAGCTGCTAAAGTAGCTTTACCTTGTAAGTCTCCTTCATATCCAAAATATGCTTTTGGAATCTTTAATGCAGCAAATAACTTAGCTTGTAAATATTGAACGTCAGTAGTACCGTCGTAATCTAATCCTTTAGTAGTTTCTATTCTTGTTGAATTATCACCTCCTCTAACAGGTAAATAGAAGTCCTCCATCATATTCTGCATATTGAACTTGAGGTTATAATTACCTGTCTGTGGATCAATATAAGGAGTTTTCTTCATTTGATTGATAGTCTTTTGCATAAACTGATCAACTTCATTTGGAGGAATAGAACCTACATTAATATAGAACATTCTCTTTTCAGGTGCTCTCATTATACGATGGATTAGCATCGCATCTTCCATTAAGTTTGTTTGTTTGTAGATCTTTCTAGCAGGCTCTAGATAAGAACGTCCATAAGGTAGGTAAGAGGTATCTGATATTAATCTAAAATGTGCTACTTCGTAATTTTCTAATACTATATCTTTACGGTTAGGATTTCTTCTATAGTTTGGATCTGCTGCGGCTGTAATTCCATCCGGTTCTAATTGAAAATGAACTTCAGAAGGATTATCAGGATCAGTTCCTTCATGTCTTATCATGTGATAGACAGTATATGGTAACACGTTATATACCCCGAACTTCTCTGCTATCTCTAGCTTTAGGAAAAAGTCTCCGTATTTAAGCATATTACGTGTCCATGACCATAAATTAAACTGAACGTTTAATACGTCATAGAATAAATTATAAAGTACTCTCTGTATATTTTCATCAGACGACTTAACAGAAACGATCTCATTTTGATCGTTTTTAATAGTTGTTTCATCTGCTATAATATCTAAAGCTGAAGCTATAATTGGATCAGTATCCATTGCTTCGTAATCAGAATATAACTGTACTCGTAAAGTCTGATAGTTTAAATTAGGATTATATATATTAGCATTATTGTTAATATAAAGTCTACTAAATCTATCTACTAAAGAGTTTGTCTCAATATTAGGAGATTTTTGTATTGAATTGGTATCTACAACTTTAAGTTGTTCTCCCCCAATATTACGTATAACTACGTCATTAGAAAAGAGTCTCTGAAGTCTACCAAATAAAGAAGTGTCCGCCATTTAAATGCAGTTTAATATAAATAGTTCTATTTTAATAACCATCTGATATCTTCATCACCGTGGTTAGTCTTAACAAGATAAGGATTTTCTCTCTGACTACCAACTGATTGCATAACAGCATTATTACGAGAATTTAAATTGTTAAAAGAAGAAAGCTGTGCTCTAGCGAGGTCCATACCTTGTTGACGCAGTCTTAAAGCAGTATCCCTTACGTATAGAGCAGTGGCACAAGATATAATAAGGTCATCGTTATACCTGTCTTGGGCTTGAGCTTTACCGTTTTTCCAAACAAATACTCTCATTTCACCCATAAGTCTTTTAGATTGTATAGTAACTGAATGGTCTCTTATATACTCTATCATTTTAGCAACAACTAAAGGTCTAGTTCTAGCTGACATTGTAAAGCCAGGTACTAGCTTATCTCTTTCGTATTTATGCATATACGATTCTACAGACTCCATATTATTTGTAGTACTGTAGTACATGTTTCTATATTCTCGTTCTAATATTTGTTCTATAGTAGCCCAGCCTATATTAGCATTTTCACATACTAATAAAGCATCGTTGTATTCTGATGATATACCGACAAGTACATTTCCAAATTCTTTAGGTGATATTTTACCTTTATACTCAGCTACTTGGACTGCATTTTCAATATCGAATATATGGAAAGCAGAATAATCTTGACCGTCACCCCTAGCAACGTCAGCTACTACCATATATGACTTACTGTAATCTACTCCTTCCCAGACCCATAAGTTACCGTCAACCCCTCTTCTTTCTAGAGGATCTTTTTGATATGTCTCTTCATAGTAGGCCATATCCTCTGGTTCAAACACTGTATCACCAGATGCTAAGAAGTCACAATCACATTCCTGACCTGCCATCTTAGGACCTAAATCTCTATCTTGAATATCTCTCCATTCTTGATCTCTTTCTGGATGTACGGTCCAGGGCAGCCTAATAGGTAAAAATGAATTTTCTCCTGTTTCAGCCTTCTCCCATGTTTGATGGAACCAGTTACCTATACCGTTAGGAGTAGATAGTGCCATACATTGACCACCGGTAGCTAAGGTTTGTTGTGCTGCAGTAAAGGTTTCGTCAACATTCTCTATAAAAGCAGCCTCATCCATCAGCAGTAACGATACCGCTTCTGAACGTGCAGCATCTGGTGATGATGATTTGGCTTGTACTTTTGATCCGTTTTTTAATCGTAGAGATAATTTGTTCTTTTCTACAGCAGGCAGCTTTAACCATTTAGGCAGCTCATCGTACATAAATGTTACTTTGGTTACAAGGTTACGAGCTGTAGCTTGAGTAGTCGCAAGAGCCAGTACGTTCTTATCTTTATGAAATAACATTAACCATAAAGAGTATCCAGCAGCAAGTGTTGATATACCAAGCTGTCTAGATTTAAGAGTAATAAGGTATTGATTGTCTCTAAATAAACGTAATACTTTTTCTTGAAAAGGGTAAAGATTAAATAAAATACGGCCTCTAGTAGGATGCTGTATATGGCAATACTTTCTCATAAAGTACGCCGGATCTTTAGCACACTTGATATACTCTTGTGCGATTATTTTTTTTATATCTTTACTCATAACTAATCTACGTCAGTATAATCGATTTCTATACCGTTAGCTGACAGTTTTGCTTTTTCTTTAGGTACAATTCTAAAGTCTAGTCCATAAGGTAAATTAGCATGCTGTTCTACAGTAAACACAGGCTCTAAATTATCTGGTAGTTGAGAGTAGTCTGTGTAGAGTGTAGTAACATCAATTATTAATTTATTACCTGTTAATGTAAATCCTTCTGTTTCGTTAGGGTCAAATGTCTTACCTGCTATAACAGTCTTAGGATTATCTTTTCCAAAAGTAAATAATTCATTTGCATCTGTAGGAGCATTTTTAACTAATACTTTTGTTATTCTATTATCTGTGCCTGCTCTATACATTAGATATCTAGGCTTTTCTTCAGTGTGGTGTTCGTTAGGTCTAAGGTCTATTGGAAAATAAGGATTTGTTAAAGCATAGTTAACAAAATTTTCTCTAAAAGGAGTGTCATTATTATTAACTGATTCCCATCTGAAGCTTCCATCCTGTTTAACAGAGATGTTACCTACCGTAGTTCCATCGCTGTAGAACTGAACATCTGCTTTCCACCCTGATGGTAATTCTGTACCTACTTTTTTAACACCGGTAACGTTTTTCATTTCGTAAGTTCTTCCAGATCCTTTAAATACTACAGTTAAAGGTCCTTCTGTTTCGTCTAAACGACGCTGTACTGCGTTTACTAAATGAACTTCATTTTTAACTCCTGCTCCTCCTGGTGGACTATAACTAGCTACTATATGTACTGTATCAAATTCATCAGTACTAAAAGAGTACATAGAAAATTTACCAGATGGGTTGCCATTTTGTCTAGGTCCAGAAACTGTAATGCCGTTAAACTTTTCATCGTCACCGAAAGTCCCGTTTATAAGATTTTCTATTTCAGAAGGATCTTTAATTCCTGGGGCTGATAGTCTATTGGGTTTTGAAGGTAGGGGTTGAATATCGTGTTTAGAGCCAAATTTTGAAACTATTTTTTTAACAGCTCCAATAGTTCCTCGTTTATTTTCTACTTCTTCTTTTAGACTAAAGCCAAATATAGACTCAAATACCCTTAAATCTTGTTTATTTTTAAGATCAGGGTATCCTTTTTTGGTTCTATATGACCATTCTAGTATGACTTTGTCAATAAGATTCATTTACTTAAGAGTAACTGTCATTTTCACTTCTACCTCATGTACCTTATATTGAGAAACTCTTTCGTAATCTGCTTTACGTTCATCGTCTGATTTCATAAGATTAGGTTCGTCTGCTTTTTTACGGCTAGCTAAATCCTCATAATCCTTAACTATATCATCGACAACTTTTTGAGCTCTTTTTGGACTGGTATAAAAGTTCTTTTTAAAATAGTCAGGTTGGTTACCGTCTCCATCTAAAACAATCCATCTAGTTTCAGTCTTGTCTGTTAAAACTTTATTACTAGCCTCGTTAATTTTATTCTCAGATAAGAATTTTTTTAAGTCAAATATATCTTTCATTATGATTCTGGTATTTCTTCGTCTTCAAAGTCTATTTCTTCTCCTCCTAAATCAGCTCCGCCTTCTTCACCGCCTTCTTCTCCTCCTAAAGCGTCAACAGCATCTCCTTCTTCACCGCCTTCGGCTCCTCCTTCTTCTCCGGGGAATTCTCCTCCACCGCCACCACCGCCTCCGGTGTCAGTATCAG